GCGCCGCCTGTACATATGCCGCTATAGCATTACCATATCCACTAGCAATAGAAATATCCTGTGCAACTTCGGCCAAATAAGCATTAGCAGTATCTATATAAGCTCTTACAGCCTGAGATTTCGCTCCTGTAAAAGTAGCCCTAGCACCAGCCTCTGCGGCATATCCCTGTGCTTGTGCTACGTATGCTTGAGCCTCTGAGATATAAGCATTTCCCTGTGAGACTATTGAACCAGCCTCTTGCAGATAAGCGCCACCAGCTGACAATCTAGATTGAGATTCTTGTCTTTTTGCTTCTGCCTGTTGTAATCTAATATTTATTTCAGCAACATATCCATTCGCTATAGCAACCTTAGCCTGAACTTCATCTCCAAACCCACGCGCAGAAGCCACATAAGATTGAGCTGTATTAATATGACCCTGAATAGCTTGTGACTTTGCCCCGGCAAATGTTGATCTAGCATTAACTTCAGAAGCGTACCCGTTGGCCTGAGATATATATCCCTGAGCTTCTGCAATGTAAGCGTTTCCTTGACTTACTATTGCATTCGCTTCTTGAAGATAGGCATTACCAGTATTTATATATGTCTGACCAGCGGTTGAATAAGCTTGTACCTCATTAGCGTAACCACTTGCTATATCCAGTTTTCTCTGTATCTCACTCGCATACGACTGAGCCGAACTTGCAAACCCCTGAGCTGATTGCAAATAACCATTAGCCGTGCCAATAAACCCCTGAGCGGCCTTATTATAACCATCGGCAACTCTTGAATATCCAGAACCATTAGATATATAACCCTGAGCAACGCCAACCTGAGCTTGAACTTGTTGAACCCTCGCTGAAACTTCATTTACATATGTTTGTGCTTCCTCTGCACTTGCCCTAGCTTCAGCAATATAAGCATTTCCAAGCTCTACTCTAGAGCGTGATTCTTCTCTTTTGGCTCTTGCCTGCTCCAGCCTGTTACTAATTTCATTACCGTAACCACTAGCAATATTTAATTTACTTTGTATCTCCGCACCATATGATTGCGCAGTAGAAACATATCCTTGTGCTGTTTTAATATAGCCATTTGCAGTAGCAATATATCCTTGAGCCGCTTCTCCATATCCTCTCGCCGTGCCTATATATCCTTCAGAAACTCTAATTTGTCCTTGTGCTTGACTTACTCTGGCGTTTACCTCTTCAACATATCCTCTTGCTTCATCTAATGAACCCCTTGCTTCAGCTATATATCCCTGCCCAGCTTGTACGTGTGACTGCGCTAGCTCAATATCTTCGCTTCCGTTAGCGGTTACAGCACTATCAAATTGTATATTAGCTAATAATACTGCCGCATTAACTCTGTCCACTGCTGTGTTTATTGCTGTAGCGGCTGTATCAACATTAGCATCTATAAGAGTAACGGCCTCACCAACCTCTGCCTTTGCCAAATCTACTTCAGGGTTAGCAAGGTCTACCTCAATGTTAGCCAAAGCTACTTCTGCAAAAGCTTTATCAATTTCAGCGTTAGCTAAAACAGTCTCTGCATTCATTGAATCCGCCAAAGCTAAGCACTCATCTATTTCTACATTAACAGCAGTCAAAGCAGTATTAACAGCACCCTCACTATCGGTCTCACCTAAATCTAACATTGTATCACACTTATCAAACTCTAGGTTTGCCAATGCAACCGCAGTATTCACACGACCTGCCGCTGTAGCAATAGCCGCAGTAGCTGTGTCAATATTATTATCCACTAAAGTAACAGCTTCCCCCAATTCTGCTGTAGCTTTATCAAGCTCAGCATTGTCTAGTCCGGTTTCAGCCGCCATTTTATCTATCTCTGCATTAGCTAAAATAACTTCTGCAAGCGCACTATCTGAAGATGAATTGATCAAAGCCACCTCGGTATGTATATTATCAGCAATACCAAGAGTTTCATCAAGCTCCGTGTTTATAGCAGTCAACGCAGTAGTGATAGCCCCAGAATTATAAGCGGCAGATAAATTCTTTGCCTCATCAAATTCTGCACTTCCTTCAGCAATTACTTCATCTACTTTATCAAATTCAACACTTGCCTCTACAATTACTTCATCAACTTTACCCAATTCTGCCACCATTGCATCACAAGCAGTTTCAAAATTACTTGAATTGTCTGTATTTGAAGCCAACTCTGCCGCTTCTGCTTTAGCGAGAACAATCTCGGCTTTCGCAAGAACTAAGTCAGCATCTATCTTATCACACACAGCCTGTGTTTCATCTAATTCTACTACTATTTTACCAGCCGCATCGTTAACAGCGCTTTCACTATCAACCTCTCCTTTATCAAGAAGAGCAGTAGACTTGTCAACCTCTTCACTACCCTCAACAATTACATTGTCAACCTTATCAAACTCAGTGCTTGCTTCTACAATTACCTCGTCAACCTTATCCAATTCTGTATTAATAGCATCTAATGCGGTTTCAAAATCTCCACTATTATCTGTCTGTGTAGCTATTTCTGCCGCCTCTGTTTTTGCTATATCTACTTCAGCCTTAGCCGTAGCTACCCTAGTACCTGCATTACCAAGATAAGTATGCATATTACCAGCTATAGAAACAGCACTATCTACCTGAGTGTTTATTAATCCAAGAGCTGTGGCTATAGCGCCATCATCAGCCTCAGCCTCTGCTGAGTCCGCTTCTGTCTCTGCCTTATCAAATTCTAAATTTGCCAAAGCTACTGCTGTATTTAATCTACCAGCCGCAGTAGCTATAGCCGCTGTCGCAGTATCAATACCTGAATCTACCAGTGTAGCCGCCTCAGTGAGTTCAGCAGTAGCCTTATCAACTTCTGCATTATCTAACACTCCTTCGGCTGTCATCCTATCTACCTCGGCATTAGCCAACCCTATTTCAGTAAGTGCGCTATCAGCAGAAGAATTTATAATAGCTATCTCTGTATGAACACTATCTGCCAAAGATTGTGTCTCATCCAACTCTGAGTTTATGGCCGTAAGTGCGGTATTTACATCACCTTCAGTATCCGTCTCACCCAAATCAAGTACTGTATCACATTTATCAAATTCCGCATTTGCCAAGCCAACAGCAGTATTTACCCTGCCTGCGGCAGTTGCTACCGCCGCTGTTGCTGTATCTATACCAGCATCTACAAGAACTAAAGCTTCATCAAGTTCAGCATTCGCTAATGCAATCTCAGCTCCAACCTTATCAACCTCTGCGTTAGCAAGAATAACCTCAGCGGCCATCTTATCAGCTTCAGTATTTGAAAGAAGAACCTCAGCTGTGGCTTTATCTACCTCAGCATTAGCCAGTACAACTTCTGCGGCCATCTTGTCGGCCTCAACATTAGCCAAATCTATCTCAGATTTAGCAGTACCTATTCTGGTATTAGCATTGCCCAAAGCTGTAGTTGCGCTTGATATTGAAGATACAGCGCTATCTGATTGTGAATTAATTAAATCTAGTGCAGTATCTATCTTAGAGTCGTCTACCTCAGACTCGGCCTGTGCCGACTCCAGTACTGCCGCGTCAAACTGTCCATTAGCAAGACCTACAGCAGTGTTAATTCTTCCTGCCGCTGTAACTATCGCGGCGGTTGCTGTATCTATACTTGAATCAACTAAAGCGGCGGCCTCATCTACTTCAGCGTTTGCAAGCCCAATCTCGGTAACAGATTTATCTATTTCTGCATTTGCCAATATTACCTCTGCCGCCATTTTGTCCGCCTCTGTATTAGACAGTGCTACTTCCGCAGTTGCCTTATCTACTTCCGCATTTGCTAATGCCACTTCTGCCGCCATCTTATCTACTTCAACATTTGCCAAGACAATCTCAGCTACGGCAGAATCAGACTGTGTATTTATTAAAGCTATTTCAGTATGAACATTGTCTGCAATTGTTTGAAGTTCGTCAAGTTCAGTATTAACAGCAGTTAGGGCTGTTGTAATATCAGAGTCAGCAAGCTTGTCGTTCATTCGGCGCTGTAAACCTTTTACAGACGCATATAAAACAACCAGATATTCGTATTCATCTGGGAATACACTTATAGCACTATCACCATTAGCCACTGCTGGATACTGTACTTCTGAATACTTGCATGATCCACCATCTGGTAATGCGTTTAATTTATTATTCTCAATATAAAATACAGGATCAGTAACAGAAGCATATTGCATATCATACTGATCAGATGCTCGCCCCTTAAACATAGCCTGTATAGGTCGGCAAGGTTGGTCGATGTCACCATCATTCCTGAACACGTGTGAAATCTTACCGGTGTTTAATGTTTCTGCTTCACTTCCTATCGCCGCAGATGTAAATGTCTGCTGGGCCGATACCAGACTTAACTCCGGTACAGGCATAAAATTTATTATTTCTTTAGCACCATCAGTCAGCCAGCTGGTAAGTGCCGTATCATCACCGACAGAACCAACCACATCTTCAATTTGTACTTTAAAAGTAGCCATTAGGCACTCGCTACAAAAACTTCTACACTGCAAGCCGCTGTATCAGCGTCTGCTGTAATATCAACTAAATCATTTAATGATACTGTAAGAGCTGAACCTCCAGCATGCATGGAATCAGCAAGTCCAGTACTATTATCACCCGGATATATAAATGAATGTCCAGCATCTACCTTAACAGCAAATTCTGTACTATCCTCATCCCTGAATGTTAAAATAATATGATTACTACTNTCTAAATTTGTTATCCTTATATACCTCACATCATCTTCATCGAATAAACCAGCTAAATAACTTTTAGATAAATCTGTTGCTGATGTAGTTGCAAACCCCAAAAGACCTGTTTCTGTAGTTGATACAGAGACAATTCTTTTAACTATACTTGCAATACTACCAATAGATAATGTTCTTTTAGAACCATAATTCTGATTATTTAAAATAATATCTTCTTCTATTTTAACTTTTAAAGTGCCAGCCATTATTTCTTCCTCTTCTTGCTATACTTCTTTTTCTTCTTAGGCGGTCGCCCGCGCTTAGACCCATACGTTCCTTTACCCTGTGGCATTTCTACTCTCCTCTACTTCTTTTATATGTTCATCCATAGTTATATTGCGAAATTCCATATCCGATCTTTTGCCGCGCTCAGTTCTCACCCACATATTCTTAGAATACTTTTCATTAGAAGCATGCTTACCGCATTGTTTGCAATAGAACCAATCCTCAGGATTTGGATTTGAACAGTGAACACAATTATTATCCATAATAAGCTATTACTGAACCACTATCTAATTCGATAGAAGCATAGTATCCATAAATGGTTGCCCCTAATCCAATTTTAAATGTTGCCGGTACCGTACCAGACAACCATGATACATCACATTCTGATGTATCTACTACTGCATTTTCTAAAGCTGTTATTGCCACAAATGGGCCCGTTATTTCAGCTGTACCATCTATTATAATCGCGCCAGCTTGACCAAGCTTAGCATTTTGCGCTTCTGCAACCGTATAGTTACTTAAAGCTTTTATACCACGTGCCATATTCGCCTCCTGCCCTAAGGACTGGCTGTCCATGAATGGGCTTGTTAACTGTTAAAAAACTTTATGAGGTTCGGGGTAGGCCTTTTATTGACCTACCCCACAGTCCTCAAAAACTGTTAATCCTTATTTATTCGGATTAGGATGTGGTCACAGCATCGTCAATGCTCGACATACAATCTGCTACCCACTCGCCTTGCCAAAACATCATATTGATATAATCACCTCTTTGGGAGGTTGCACCAACAAGAATATTTGAAACTTGAGTACCAGCAGTTGAATTCGAGGCATTTCCGCCTGCGTCTTTCATAACCATGCTTACATTAGCACTGCCTGCCGCAATCGTAACTATGGCAGTAGGAGTTTCCTCCCATACAACAAATTTGTAAGATGTACCGTCCTGCCCTGTAGCGGCAGTAGGCAATGTTATGGAATAAGCACCGTCTGCTGAATCCAACATGAACACTTTTCCGCCATCATCTTCATCAAGTGTTCGTGCGGCACTTACATATTCAACCTTCTTTTTATATGCAAAAGAAGAACCACTATTTTCGTTTAAATAATCAGATCGCATCGTTAACTCCTTTAACTAATTGCTTCAAAATTATACAACATATGAGATTCTGGTAGAGTAATCTCAAGACCGGCTTCGGTCAGGATCATATCTTTACGCAAATCTTCATCTGCTTGCTGTACGTTTGAAATAATGTGAGTATCACGATTTAACCCATTACCAACCAGAGGTCTATAAGAAACCTTGCTCATATCAACTAAACACATGAAAGCGTTAGCAAGTCCTCTAAATAGAGGCTCTTTAACAACGCCAATTGATCCATGAACAGTATCAACTTTCATGATACTATGTCCAAAAGAACCATTAACTTTTTCATGGCTGATGCCAAGCTTATATGCTCCTGCATCAGTTGATAGTTGAAGTGATCCATCAAGGAATCCACCTGATCCCATTTTGTTAAACAGAGTGATCACAGGTAGACCTGCTAGAGCAAGCTTCTGNGATTCGCCGCCACGTGCNGGNTCCATTAGAACTTCCATGTCACTTAGAAATAAATCGTAAGTGAACTCTGCGGAAGCAACAGTCCTGCTATAGGGTGAACCAGAAGAATAAGACAATGCACTATTGTCAGCAGTCGGTGCCGCGTTGGCCGTAATATGGCCGACGATACCTTCAGAATACTGAATACCGCTAATACGTGCTCTTTGTCCAAATAACATTGCTCTTTCAATGTCAACCTTATGTTCTCTCAGTTTTTGATTCCAGACTCGTTGCCATTCATTGGCATATCCTCTATAATTGGTAGCAATAGCTGTGTTTGTTAGCTCAGCCGCTGTTTTGAAAATCTGGGTGTATCCAAAATCATCATCAAAACTATCTGACCAGACATCAGGTGAACCAGTACCTTCTTCAAAAGAAGTACCAATAACCTGACATTTGTCNTTGTCTGACATAATATTGTAACCAGANCCAAAACTTGAATTAGGGAGAGCTATAANTCGGCCAGTAAAGACCGTTTCACTTCCCTGATCAGCTGGAGCAGAATCAATCCTAACAGAGGCGTATGAAACACCTGTTGTAGAATCAAGGGTCTGCACAGCAAACACCATACCTTTTACAAGATAATCAACCGAACCACTGCCAGCATTAGGGGTATCAACCGTAAAGGAGTATGAACTCCCTGCACTTACAGCTGAACCGCCATTAACATTGGCAGATAATAGGAATGTCCTACTTGTCCAATCAATCCGTGACCTGTTTTCCAAAAATCGGAATACAGGATCGTTCGTTGGTGCTTTCGCTACTTTATTTAGATATACAAAGAACGGTGACTCTTCTGGAGATAATTCAGCAACACGATCACCAAAGTCATACAACCGTCGTTGGTCTGGGGCTTGCCCCACACCAGCCGAGGTTGCGGCCGCAGTAATCGAGCTACTCTTTAGAGTTCCGCTAGTAATAGCCATCTATCTCCGTGAGTTATTTGTTATCAAAATACCGTTTTATCCCCCACGCCCATTACACCTTCCCAGACTTTATCAATATCTGATTTTGTCTGAGGTGGTGCACCTTGTATAGCGCCGGGGCTACGTGGAGCATTTCTAGCGGCGGTTACTGCCTGTGCTGTATCACTTACCATGCCGCCTTTATTGACGTCACGGTATAGTTTTACAAGATTAGGCAAACCTACCTGTTCCTTCGGCTGTGTAACAAACTGCATAAAATTATTTACATCATCATCTGAGAATTTGTATGTATTACGTAATTCATTAACCGTGTTGTTATAGGTCATTTTTTCCGCCATTTGACGCTCCTGCCTTTGCAATGCCTGACCCACAACCTGATTCGTAAGGTCTAATTCCTGATTCTTACGAAATTCATATGATTGTGAACCCGGCTTGTAGTAGGCTTCCCAAGGGTTAAAATCCTCTTCCGGCAGTGCTGGTTCAGATGCTTTTTGCTTTGCTTGCGATCCGTTGATGTTGTTCTGCAATAGATCAACTAGGTCTGGGCGAGATTCCAGTAATTGCCCTAACGGTTCAAGCTGTTTCAGCTTACCGTTCTCGGCATAAGATCGATCATACATTGATTGAAACTTCTTTGCCTCACCTTCCCAATCGATTTCTTGCTCAACAGCTTCTTCAGCCTGCATAGCTTCACCATCTGATTCATTTACAACCTGATCTATAATATCAGTTTGTCCTTCTTCACCACTGACGAATTCGGTAGTGGCCTCTGTCTGTGTAGTGTCCATTATTACTCCTTATCTAAATGTCTCTAAGCTTTTGGAGCAGAACCGGGTTCCTTCATGGAACCAGCCAATTTCTCCGCTTCGAGCTTCACTTCGCTTTGTAGTTTATTTAACTGAACCCTTCTATCAGCTTTGGCGTCTGATGCAATTTCCGACAATCGAGATTTAAACTTCTCAACCTCGACGCGCTTTCTATCATGCACAGACTCCCTCTGGGCAGTTTGGAGGTCACCCTCCAAATTCTTTATCTGTTCTTCCATAGCCTGAACCTGTTGCATTAACTGCTGACGTTCTTCAGTTCTACGGAGGATACCTTCTTTATCAAATATTTCTGGATTTTTCTTCAATACTTCATATTTATCTACAATACCAAGTTGAAATGCTTCCATATAAACAGAAAGCTCGGCCCACTTGCTGGTCGGCAAGCTGGAGCCGGGTTCTATGCGGACATCATGCTGGGAAAGATTATGTCTATCCTTTTTCATATCTAAAACAGCACTTGTCGTATCATCATAGAAATTTACCATTGCTTCTGTTAAATCATTGTTGGCCTGTACCAGCCTAAAAATCTTTTTATATGTGTAATGTCCCTTGCAAAAGTTGTACAACACCTTGCCAAGACGATTTATACTAAACTCAATATCTCTCAATTTTGACTTTGGTCGCTCTGAACCAAGTGCAATCATTCGTTCCGTACCGCGTACTGTCTCCGGCGCCTTATCAGAAAACCCATGCATCATTTCCGGCATGCCAAATGTAAAATCAATATAGTGCTCACACTGCTGGATCAGCTTGTAGAACTCCGATGCCAGTGCCT